TAAAAAAGCCATTCAACATGACTATATCACGTTCACAAACTAACATGCAAGTATCAAAGGGACCAATGAAGAAAAAGTGGTCAACGAAAAGAAAACGTGCTATTAATTGTAAAAGGCCAAAGGGTTTCTCAGAGAAAGCCTATTGTGCTGGTCTTAAAAAAAGGAGTAAGTAATGCCGGGTAAAAAATTAACCGATCTTTCAGGTGATGGTGTAATCACAAAAAAAGATGTTCTTATTGGCAGAGGAGTTATCCAAGCCAAAAAAGGTGGTTCTGTAAAAGATAAAAAGATTTCTAAAGTAATGAGAGAATATAAAGAAGGTAAGCTGAAGAGTGGTTCTAAAAAAGGACCTAAAGTAAAAAGTCGTAAACAGGCAATAGCTATTGCTTTAAGCGAAGCACGAAAGGCTAAGAAAAAAAAGTAATGGAAAAGTGTACTAAGTGTGGATGCATTTGCCATTGTGGCACTTCTTGTATGTGTGAGTGTGCAGGGTGTCAACACGAAGTAGGGTGTGAGAAGAAACAAGATGGGTAAGTTGTGTGCAAGAGGCAAGGCGGCAGCTAAGCGTAAATTCAAAGTGTATCCCAGCGCATATGCAAACATGTATGCTAGTGCTGTTTGTTCTGGTAAAATAACCCCTGGTGGAAAAAAAGACACAAAGAAAAGAGCCATGGGTGGATCTATTAATGAAATTTCTCAGCAAAGAAAAAAAGTTTCTAACTATAATCAGGGTGGTATCGCTAAGGGATGTGGAGGTATCATGACCAGTAAAAGGAAAGTCACAAAAAAATCGTAATGGGACTTCGTAAATGGGTAGCAGAAAAATGGGTAGATATAGGAGCTCCTAAGAAGGATGGCAAGTATCAACCTTGTGGAAGATCCAAAGATTCTAAAAGAAAATATCCTAAATGTGTGCCTCTAGCTAAGGCAAGAAGTATGTCTAAAGGACAAAAAGCTTCTGCTGTTAGACGAAAAAGAGCGGCTGGTAACACAGGACCTAAACCAACAAACGTTGCAACATTTTCAAAAAAGAGTAAAAATAAATAATGGCTACATCAGGAACAACAACTTTTGATTTAAATATTGATGATATTATAGAAGTAGCTTATGAGCGTTGTGGTGCTCAAGTTAGAACAGGATATGATATCAAATCCGCTAGAAGAAATTTAAATATACTATTTTCTGAATGGGGAAATAGAGGTGTTCATTTATGGAAAGTAAAAAACACAACAACAAATTTAACAGCAGGCACAGCAACTTACACTGCTCCCTCCGACTGTAATAATATTTTAGAAGTTGTTTTTAGAAACGGTTCTACTGATACTAGTATGGATCAAATCTCTCGATCAGAGTATCAAGCTATTCCTAACAAAAGCTCTACAGGTACACCCAGTCAATACTACGTAAGACGAAATCTTTCTGATGTAGAAATTAGTTTATACCTAACACCAGACACTACAAACACTCAAATTAATTATTATTATATTGCTAGAATAGAAGATGTTGGTGATTATAGTAACACTACAGACGCTCGATACAACTTCATACCTTGTATGGTATCTGGTTTAGCTTATTATACTTCTTTCATGCATGCTCCTGACAGAACTCAGATGTTAAAAATGGCATACGAAGATGAGTTACAAAGAGCTTTACAAGAAGACAGTCAAACTTCTTCTGTACATATTGTTCCTAGAGAATATTTTCCAGGGAGTTAATTATGACTTTTGCTTCAGGTAAATTTGCTCTCGGTCTTTGTGATCGATGTGGACAACAGTATAAGTTACTACAGTTAAAAAAAGAATGGAATGGACTTTATGTGTGTTCTGAATGTTTTGAACCAAAAGCTCCTCAAATAGAACCTCGTTTTCATGCAGCAGATCCTCAGGCTTTATCTTTCACCAGGCCAGCTAGACAAGAGCCTCTCACTGTTTATGTCGGAGCACCGGGAGACAGCGCTTTTGAATCTAATGGTATGCAACCTAGTACTCCAACCAAGAAGTTGCTAATTAGTACGAAAGTTGGTAAGGTGACAGTGAGCACATCATGAATTATTCTGAATTATTAACAAATGTAAGAAACTATACAGAGGTAGGATCTGATGTTTTATCTGATTCTGTTCTAGATGTTTTTATTGAAAACACTGAAAATAGAGTTAACCGAGAAATTGATATTGATGCTTTTCGAAAATTTCAATTTTCAAGTTTTACTATAGGAAGTCCCTTTATCACCATGCCTGATGATTTTGCATTTGAGCGAGGAGTTCAAATCAAAGATCAAGTTACAGGGGATCGAACATGGTTAGAACAAAGAGATACAACTTTTATTGATGAATATAATAAAGATCGTTCCGATACAGGAACGCCTAAATATTATGCAAACTGGGATCAGAATACAATGATATTTGCTCCTACTCCTGATTTAGCCTATGAGATTGAATTATGGTATAATAAAACACCCGATCATTTATCTAGTAGTCAAACCACTACTTGGTTGTCCACTAATGCACCCGAAGTTTTAATCTATGGAACAACTTCAGAGGCTTTTTCCTACTTGAAAAATCCTCCATATGTGCAATTATACGAACAAATGTTTGCCCGAGCATTGCAAAATTTAGCACAAACTCAAATGGGCAGAAAACGCAGAGATGAATACGCAGATGGGGTCCTCCGTATTCCTCTTAGATCAGTAGATCCCGGAGGTAAATAAAGATGGCAATTACACAAGCAGTCTGCGATAGTTTTAAAGTTGAACTATTGGAAGGCGAGCATGATTTTAGATCCTCTGGTGGAGACGCATTTAAGCTTGCTTTGTATGACGCATCTGCAACTCTCAGTAATACAACCACTGCATACACAACTTCTAATGAAGTAAGTGCATCAGGTTCTTATTCTGCGGGCGGTGGTGCATTAACAAATCAAGGTGCTTCAGGGTCAGGTGCAACAGCATTTATTGACTTTGCTGATTTAAGTTTCACCAGTGCTACAATTTCAGCACAAGCTGCCGTGATCTATAATTCTAATACTTCTGCTACTACTAATACAAATGCAGCGGTAATGGTTTTAGATTTTGGTGCAGTGAAGACTTCAACATCAGGCACGTTTACAATTCAGTTCCCAACAGCAGACGCATCTAACGCTATATTAAGAATATCTTAATATAAGTATTTAGCTTTTGTTGTAGTTGGGCTAAGATACAACTATGTTTTTTGGAACTACAACCTTTGCTGAAGATTCGTTTAGTGCTCAAGGAAGTAAGAATGCTATCATTCTTGTTTCTGGACAAGCATTATCTACAGCTTTTGGTACAACCACAGTTGTAGGAAATGCTACTGTTTCTCTAACAGGTCAAGCTCTTAACTCAGTAATTGGTAACGCAACCATAAGTGGGGATGCTAATGTTACTGTTACTGGACAAATCTTATCTAGTGCTCAAGGCTCTGTTGCAACAGCAACAGGAGCTACCGTCTTCCCAACTGGTGAAGCTGTTTCTTCTACTCAAGGAGATGTTACTGTCTTCTTACCTGACATCACTGCTTTCCCGACTGGTGAAAGCATGTCCTTTGCAATTGGTCCCTATTCAATTTCTGCTGGTGGTCAAACAACCATTGTTGTTGGAGCAGAAGCTTTAATTGAAACTTCAATCGGTGAATCTGTTGTTACAGGTTCTGCAGTTGTCGAACTTACTGGTCAAGATTTAACATTATCTATTGGAGACGAAAATGTAATAGCAAATGCTAATGTACCTGTTACAGGCGAAGCTTTATCTTCTACTCAAGGAAGCGTTGTTGTATCAGCGGGGGCTCAGGTTGATGTTACAGGCGAAGAACTCACACCTGCGATTGGTGATGAAACTGTCACTGGTTCGGCTTTCGTTACTTTAACAGGTATTCCGTTAACCATCATTCAAGGTTCTGTAGAAGTTCAAGCAGGAGCAGATGTCGATGTTACAGGCGAAGCTTTAAGCACAGCTCAAGGAAGCGTTGTAGCTACTGGTTCAGCAATTGTAATTCCAACAGGTATTGAATTATCAGTTGCTCAAACAGGCGTAGGTGTCATTGCTTGGTCGCCTGTGGTCCCGGGAGTTGTAAACGCTTGGACCCCTGTCGATGACAGCAACACTAATGCGTGGACAGAAGTCGATGATTCTGCTACAAATGTATGGACAGACGTAGATGACAGAGAGGTCGCTTAATGGCTTTTATTTTAAATGATCGTGTAAAAGAAACTAGTACAACCACAGGAACAGGCACTTTTGATTTAGATGGTGCAGTTGAAGGATTTGAAACTTTTGTTGCTGGAGTTGGAGATACTAATCAAACTTATTATTCTATTTTTCTCGATGATCAGTGGGAAGTGGGCTATGGTACAATTACCGATGCTACTCCTGATACCTTATCACGAGACACGGTTATCTCATCATCAAACGCTGACA